TATTCAACATCACAGTGGTCACGTAGAGAACGTGCTTTAACTGATGAAGAAAAAGCGGCAATTGATGCACATGGATTGCATAATCTAAATGATTTCCTTCCTAAGAAACCTTCAGAAGTTGAAGTTAAAGTCATTCAAGAGATGTTTGAAGCATCTGTTGATGGTGAAGCGTATGATCCAGATCGTTTTGGTCAGTACTTTCGTGCTCCAGGCATGAGTGCTCCAACTGGTGATCCGAACAAAGCATCTGCTCCGGCAAGTGCTCCAGCAACACCAACTCCAACTCCAGCAAGTGAGCCAGTAGCAGAAACTGTTGCAGAACCTGCACCAGCACAAACTACTACACCTGCGGCTGAAGATGACAAACCAAGTAGCGAACGTGCTCAAGACATTTTGAATATGATTCGCTCACGTCAATCGTAAGGAGCAAACATGGCGAAACCATTTGATGTATCAAAGTTTCGTAAAGGTCTCACCAAGTCTATTACAGGACTTGGTGTTGGCTTTAACGATCCAACAGACTGGGTAAGCACAGGCAATTACGCACTTAACTATCTTATTAGTGGCGACTTTCACAAAGGTGTTCCGCTAGGTAAGGTAACAGTGTTTGCCGGCGAATCCGGTGCAGGTAAATCTTACTTTGCTTCTGGAAATATTGTAAAATCAGCACAAGAACAGGGTATCTTTGTAGTACTAATTGACTCAGAGAATGCACTAGACGAAAAGTGGTTACAAGCACTTGGTGTTGATACAGACGAAAGTAAACTATTACGTTTGTCAATGAGTATGATTGATGACGTAGCAAAAACTGTTTCAAACTTTATGAAAGAATATAGAGAGGATTATGATGGTGTTGATCCACAAGAACGTCCTAAAGTATTGTTTGTAATTGACAGTTTGGGTATGTTGCTAACACCAACAGATGTTGATCAGTTTGATAAAGGTGACTTAAAAGGTGATATGGGTAGAAAGCCTAAGGCACTTACAGCACTTGTACGTAACTGTGTAAACATGTTTGGTAGTTACAACGTAGGTATGGTATGTACTAACCACACATACGCATCGCAAGATATGTTTGATCCTGATGATAAAATCAGTGGAGGACAAGGCTTTGTGTATGCTTCATCTATTGTGGTAGCAATGAAAAAGTTGAAACTAAAAGAAGATGAAGACGGTAAAAAGGTAACAGATGTACGTGGTATCAGAGCCGCATGTAAGGTAATGAAAACACGTTACGCAAAACCTTTTGAAGGTGTACAAGTAAAAATCCCATACGAAACTGGTATGGATCCATATAGTGGTCTAGTTGATTTGTTTGAAAAACAAGGTTTGTTAAAACAACAAGGCAATAGACTAAAATTTGTGGACTCAGCAGGTCAAGAACATTTAAACTATCGTAAAGATTGGACTGGAGACCAACTCGAAATCGTTATGAAGGATTTCGCGAACAACAGTGATAAGTATAACGAAATCGACCAAGAGGCCGATGATAATACAGAAACCGTTGAACAGGAGACTCCAATTGAATCTAAGTGACGAACAATTAATTGACCTTTGGGATTCGTTTGCTGAATTTGTCGATGTTAAAAGCAAACAAGATTGTGCTAACAAGTTTATAAACTGGTGTGTAGACAATGGTCTAGAAGAACCAATGTTATATCAGTTAGCAGATCAGGATCCTTATCTCAAAGACGCTGTAACAGAAGTATATGGCGACGAAGAGGTATACGATAATGATTATGATGAAGACTATGATGAATATGATTCGGAAGATTATTAAATGATAAATTGGTATTCGAGGATTTCAACTGATATTTCTTGCATTCCTGATGCTATACTATGGTATGAGGGACAAATGGAAGATGCTAGGATAGAGTGTGCTTTGAAAGGCAATCTTGAAAAGAACGCCTCTAATTTGCCTGGTGTTGTAGAAAAACGTTTTGGACAACTACAAGAAATTGAAGCAATCCTCGAATACCTAAACATCGAACTACGCAGAACACGAAGTAAATATTTTAAGCAATATCTTGAAAACTATCAAAGAGCATTAAGCAGTC